CGTCTTCGTTCGTAGCGTAAGTGACACCATCTCGGTCTTTATGGTATGTCCATCTTTGTTCGTGGGCTTTTTGTGCGTTTGCATCACACCATACGCTAATTTTTTCTCTGTTAATGTTTACAACGCCGGGGAATCTAACAACACCACCGCCCAAAACTTCCATGGGCATATCCATGACTTCCTTGATTGTTGGTTTGTCAAACTCGGGCGTTGTTCCTTTGAACAGATTATCTTCGCTCATTTAAAACTTCCTGTAGTTGATGGTGGGTGTTGTAGGCGTGCATATGAAGTAAAAGTCTTTGAGGGCTTGTCAAGGGACTAAATAGCACGCATCTGTCTCCGCTTGTTATTTGTTTTACGCCATGGATATATTCGTGTCCGCCGGGGAAAAGAATAAGTTGCCTTGCTTTTGGTTTTATTGAGAGTTCTCGCATCGGGAAAAAGAGTTCCCCGCCTTCAAAGTCGTCATTAAGATAAAGGTTCGCCGCAACTTCTATCAAAACAGGGGTGTTGAATTCGCTCGGAGAGTATCTCGGCATAAAATCCACAACGTTTTTATCAAGTGCTTCGTTGTCCGCGTGGGGGCTGTGATCGGAACCAACCAAAAACTTTTTGTAGTAAGGGGTAAGACGATGAACCAAAGTTCTGCCGTAAGTTTCGGATGCGATTTTCATAATTTTTTCACCGTAAACCGCGCTCAACGGATGAGTTGATGTTGGTGACCATTGGCTTTGGCGTCTTTTGACTTCTTCAGCGTAAGCGCCCGTCAGGACGACGGGTCCGTGATTGTATTGCTCCAATGGGGCAACCCACGACATGCTTCCGTCCCATTCAAATTCTTCATCGTGAAAACGGATTAATTCTGAGGCGTCGTCTTCTGTTATGAAATCATCAAAAGCGTATATATGTTCATGCCCTAGGTAAGCCATAGGGGAATATTATCTCACTTACCACTTGCCTAAAGGACACACCGCTTCTCTGAGTTTTGTCTTGATAGCCATAAAACAGCCACATTCCTTGCACTGTTTGGTTATTTTAAAAAACCTAGGACATACTTCACATATTTCATATCGTTTTTCGGATAAAACTTCGTCGTCCAAGTACGCCTGTCTGTTCAAAACAGTTAGAGGGGTAACTTTTTTTGTCCTTTCCTCAAGGCTCTTTTTCTTAAATTCTTCCCATGGGGTCATTGTTCTTCAAACACCCAATTTTTGTCTTCTAATTTAAATTTTCCGTAAGGAGCAACACCAGAATTCAGGAAATGCTCAAATTGTTCAGGGGTGATCTCAACTATTGTGGGTGCGGACTGAAAGACTTTAACCGCCTCATCAAGCACATTGTCTACTGAGTGAAGCCACTGAAGTTTATCGTTCACTAAAAAAGCAAAATGAGTGTGGTTTTCTGGTGCTTGAAAGTTTGATTTTTCTGTTGTGTTTTCATCTGACATAAAAAGTTTCCTCTCGTTTCACAATACTATATCTACTCTGTTGGCGGTACAAATTCCCCATTAACATAAGTCCAGCCAGTGTAGTTGTTTACTTGTGTTTTGATGGCTTCAGGGATTGGTACGACTGTCGGGTCTGATGACCACGCAGCATGTGCGCCTTCCAAGACGGGGACGTCAGGTATGGCAATAGTCCAAACTACTTCTTCGCCAATAGTTAAGGCGTAGTATTTGTGAACTTCTTGTTCTTCATTTGAATCGGACATTGCAAACCTCCATTAAGAGTTTAGTGTATTAGAAACAACCAGGTCCACTGCAATCACCTTGAACTGCACCCGGGCATCCTGTACAGCCATCGGGTGCACAACTGTATGAAGTCACTGGTTTAAAACAGTTGCCGGGTGAGCATTGGACATAGGTGGTGCTGGATCCTGTAACGGAGCAAGCGTGCCCAAAGTGTGGTGGGAAATACGGTGGGAAAAACGGCGGGAAATATGGCGGGAAAAATGGTGGGAAGAACGGTGGAAAGTATGGCGGGAAAAACGGCGGGAAAAACGGCGGGAAATATGGCGGAAAGTACGGGGGGAAAAACGGCGGGAAATATGGGGGGAAGTATGGCGGGGTTACAGAATTAGATGCAGACGATGTCTTCCTAACACCATAGGTGCTGTCTGTAGTGACAGTAAAAGTAAAAGCCGTGTCGGCAGTCAGACCGCCGATCACTATTGGTGAAGAAGTGCCTGATCCTGTAAATCCTGCGGGTGTAGATGTGACCGTGTATGTGGCGATCTCTTTGCCGTCGTAAGTTGCCGCGGTGAACGCCACGGTGACAGTATTCGCCGACACTGATGCCGAAACACTGGTTGGGGCAGTAACAAATTTTCCACCACCAGCAATATTGCCGAATTGATGTATCACGATTCGCTCAAGTCACCTATCAAATACCACTCGTCGGTTCCTCTTTTAATAAGCGCCGCGGTTGCGTAACGATCACGCAAGAAATTGCCGGGCGTAGCACGAACCGATGTGGTACCCGGTGTGCTTGCTACTACTTGCGTTTTTCCTGCACCGTATTGAACAATGTTAATTACGGTACCTATCGGGAACGCTGTAGATGCATTTGTTGGAACATTCACCACATTGGCTCCTGCGAGATTCATTTCAATCAACGAGTTTTTGTCGCCCAACGCTATCACATAAGGAGTTGTTGTTTTTTGAGATATTGTTACGTCTGCGACTTTGGTTAGCGCAATTCCAGCGTTGGTAGCGATGTCGCTATTTGTTATAGAAGTTGCAAGGTTCAGTTTGGAATATGCAATGGCGGCTGACGAGTTAACGTCGGCATTGACAATCACATCAGAAGCAATGGCGGTTACGCCAGTGTCCGAGATTGTTACATCTCCAGTTTCTGCTACAGCGGTTGCGACTCCAGAAGCATTATAAACAATGATGTTTCCAGCAGTACTAGTTGCGAGTTTTGATAACGCGATAGCGGCATTTGTAGCGATGTCGCTATTTTGTATAGAAGTGGCAAGATTGAGTTTAGAGTAGGCAATAGCGGCTGAAGAATTAATGTCAGCGTTAACAATTGAATCAGCAGAAATCGCTGTGACACCTGATGAATTAAAAGTTACATCACCTGTCACGGTTGTCGCAGTTGGAACCCCTGAACCGTTGTGAACAACTACTTGTGCCGATGTCCCTGAAGCAAGTTTTGATAGTGCAATCGCGGCAGTGGTGCTTATATCCGCATTAACTATCGTGGCGTCAGCAATTTTTGCTGAAGTTATTGCGCTGTCAGCAATCTTTGCGGTGGTGACCGCAGAATCATTAATCTTTGCTGTCGTAACATTTGAGTCCAAAATCTTGGCTGTCGTCACAGCATCTGAAGCGATTTTGACTGCGGTGACCGCGCTTGATGCAAGTTTTGATGTAGTGATTTCCCCGTCTTCTACCTGCGCACCAATTTCCGCCCAAGCATTATCGTTCCCATATAGGTACAGTTTGTTGTCGGAAAATAAGTAGCAAACACGACCCGGGCTCAAGGTCGGCTCCCCGGCACCGCCAAAAGCGGCATCACGCGCGGCGCTGTCCGAGAAGTATGCGACAACCTGATCCATCAAATATGTGTTTACCTGAGATGCCAAAAGTTGGCTACCAGCGGTAAACAAGCGGACGCCTGCACCAGCCATTAAAACCTCTTGCTCTTTCTTGAGAGTTAATTAGATTATACATCACGAAAGACAAAAGAAATAAAGGCAGTATTTAAAAACACAGACATAAAATGTTGTAAAATTATCGTCGGGGTTCTTCATTGCTTCAACGGTCATCTTCAATATTTCGGCGCGTGTCAGCGCTCATCGTCCCTCTAGTTCTGCTCGCCCTTTTTGTTCCTGTTGCTTCTGTCCGAGCAGCCACTATCCCTGATACTGGTTTTGAGGATGGAACTTTCACGGGCTGGTCAAAAGGATCTCAAACGGGAACACTGGGTAGCACCATTACTGGCAACGGTAGTGGCGTAACCATATTTACTGGTTCTCGGACTTTCACTCACGGTTCTAGGGGTGCTGTTGGAAGTCCGTCTAGCCCGTATTACGCCTCGGCAGTTGCTTCTGGCAGTTGGACATTCTCCCCTAATAACGGAACAAACGCTGTTCTGCTTCAACCCAAAAGTGAACAAACTTTTGACCAAGCGGCAAGTGCTTTAAGTCTTTCGGCTGGCTCGGTAACAGAAATTAAAAACATGCTTACATCGCAGGCGCAAGCATCGGGCAACGGTCAAGGTACACCGACAGACGCAGCATGGATTACTCGTGAGGTAGAACTGACGGCAGGCACGACCTACACAATGGCGTGGAACTATGTCGGAACTGACTATGTTCCTTTTAACGATGGCTCTATCACATCACTCATCCCTGTGACTGTTACTGGCACTCCAGTAGTAACGGTAAACAACTATGTCAAGCAATACGCACTTCTTGGATTCACCAATCCCGGCACTGGCGACTACTCAACGAATTCTTATGGCTCTACGGGTTGGCAAACTTCAACATATCAAGTCTCTATAAGCGGTACTTATAAACTTGGTTTTGCTTCGTTTAACCTTGATGATTCAGGTTTACCTCCAGCGCTGATGGTTGACAGCGAGGCTGGTTCAACAAACCGATGCATTTCTAGTACCTGTGCATCTTTTGGTGGGGTTGCGTCCAATAATTCAACCGCTCCAACTGTTCCTCCTACGACTACAACTACCACGAGCACTACAGTTCCTCAGACAACCACCACGAGCACTACGACTACTACAAGTACCACCACAACAAGTACCACTACCACTACTACAATACCTGCTTCAACATCGCTTGAAGTTACAAGCCTCTTGGATGATGGTTCAAGCGGAACTCTTCGCTGGGCAATCAATCAAGCCAACGCAAATGCTGGTGGGATTTACGATGCCATTGACATCACCACAGAAGGAACAATCACCCTCACTTCCGACTTGCCCAACATTACGGCTGGGGTGACAATCACCGGCACGGGAATGGCTACGACAATTATTGATGGCAATAATTTGTGGCGAGCCATTTACAACAATGGCTCAAGAACAATTGTTATTGAAGACATCACATTCAAGCAAGGTAAAAATGTTTCATGGAACGGTGGGCTGATTTACAACGCCTCCGGAACAATGACGTTCAATCGGATAAAGATTTCCGATCATTCATCGTGGGCTTTCTACCAAGGCGGCGGTGGAGTTACCACATTCAATGATTCCCAATTCACCAATAATGGTTATGCAATTACCTCTGACCACGGAGGAACACCTACAGCCCTGAGCCTTACGGATACTGATTACTCAAATCGTATTTATGTCAATGGCTCTACATTTACATCAAATACTTATGGCATTCGTACCGAGCGCTTTGTCAAAATAAATAACAGCCAGTTCACAGGCAACACACAGTTTGGTGCATATTTAGGGGGTCTCAACCGTCAGCAGGTTCTAAATTCAACATTTACTTCAAACGGTGTTGGTGTGTACTTCTCTTCATGGATTCCGACAAGTTGGGCGGTTGGCGCTGGCAACCAAACGGTTTCAGGTAACACATTCAATGGAAACACAACCGCTATTCAGTTTGCAAACAATTGGAATAACGGTTCTTCTGTGTACAACGGAGTAAGTGCGAACTCGTTCTCCACAGCCAGTGGAAACACATTTGGCACTACTGCGCAAAACACAAACAATTTCTCGGGCTCTGGATATGTGGAGTCCAACAACACAATCACTGCGGCTTATCTAAATCCAGTTACAAACTTGACGGCTGTTGCAAACACAGACGGAAGTGTTGACCTTGATTGGGATGCATCAGCGGCAAGTAATTGCGTCATCTACGGTTACTCAGTTAGTTTCTACGACCTAACCGTAATCGGTGGAGCACAATCAGGTGGTTGGGGAGTTTGGACTAATCAAGGAACCAACTACTCATTAAGCACAGGAATGTTCTCTGGCAGTAATCCTGTCACGACTGGATACGGACCAGTTCGTTTCGGTATTAAAGCAATGACGGCTGGGTGTGCTGGGGTTGGAACTGATAGTTGCACCTATGGTCCTGAAGTGACTGTTGATGCAACCGTTCTTGACCCGACAACCACTTCATCCACGACTACGACTAGTACAACTACAACTACGGTTTATTATCCACCTGTTGATAATGGTACGACCAGTACGACCGTCGTTCCTGTCGTCGTGACTCCCCCAGACGGTACAACAGTGCCACTCCCGCAATACCCAGAGCCTGAAACAGAATCCACAACGGTGACGCTTCCAACAGAAACATTACCTGAAACCGAATTGCCAACAGTAACCATCCCAGAAGGGTGGGAATCAACAGAAACAACTTTACTACCAATTGAAGTAGATCCAATAGAACTTGAACCAGTTGAAACAGAACCCGAAACGGTAATAGTAATAATTCCACCAGATGATTATACCGTCACCGATATAGAAGACAACGAGCCAATCACGACAGTCATATTGGACAATATTCTTGAAAATACATTCACTACCGATATTGAGGCTGACGAGG